CTATCTTTGGGCGGTCATTATCTGAATCCTCGGTACGAGTGGCTCAAACCACTTGTAAGGAACCATAACTCTGATACCTTTAGCAAGTATTGGATGAATTGGTCTTGGAGATTTCGGAAAGGTTGGACCTCTCCTGTGAAGGAAGAGGTTAAAGAGGTTTACCCAGAGGTATATCGAGCCTATATCAACTATGAGTCTCGGACCTACCAAGCTGATTACTCAGACTGGCAGGTTATGCATACCACAGATGAAAGGACAAGAGCTTTGAGCTCCTATTCCATAGATTTTGTGGATTCCTTCTTAAAATGGGAAGAGCGTGACTACCTTAAGTCTTTAGAAACTCTTTCTGGCCCTGCTAAGGCTAGAATCTGTTTCGGTGGACGTCCAGGTGGTGGTCTCATTGTTGGTGAGATTCAGCATATTCCTAAGAAGGGCTCTGGAGATGGTCTTCGGGACATAGCTGTACCGAATAGATTCATCCAGATGGCATTATACCCGTTTGCTAACCGGATTTATAATCTGGTTAGAAACTTAGCTCACGACGCAACCTTTAATCAGGATAGGTTTGATGAGATCCTCACAACACGTGTATCCAACACGAGCCTTTATGCAGGTTCTGTTGACCTTTCAAAGGCAACTGATAATCTGCCTAGGGCTTGGGGATTCTTTATTGTCAGATCTATATCTAACTGGCTTGGTATGGATAACCAGACCGCTAGATCCTATCACCTCTTTAGAGAAGTGTGCAGAGCTAACTGGTATGATTCTGGTAGATTTACCCGGTGGACAGTAGGTCAGCCTCTTGGTACTGTACCAAGTTTCGGACTCCTGGCCTTAACTCACAACTGTTTTGTGGAGAGTCTGGCAGCCGCTATGGGCTACACTCACTCACCGTATTACATCCTTGGAGATGACATAGTCATAACCAATAGGAAGTTGAGAGATAGGTATGTCAGAGAGCTTAGCTCTAGGGCTATTCCACTCTCATTGCATAAGTCCTACGATGGTGAACTCACTGAGTTCGCTGGTAAGGTATTTATTGCAAATGCGGTACCATTCCACGTAACCGACCATAATCCGATAACCTTTAACTCTCTGCTTGATTGGCAGTTTGCTACAGGTATAAGGATACCTTGGAACAACCTCCCAAGGTCTATAACCTCTCGCATCTATCGTGAGATAGGTGCTCTGGTTCCTGGGTCTACCAAAAAGTCATTAAGGAAACTGGCTTCCTC